ATGGGCAGCGCCGCGCCGTCCTGAAGCATGAAGATGCTATCGGCACCAGTGACCGCGCTTCCGGCTGCAATCGCCTCCAACTGGTCAATGATGAAATCCGAGATGTTGGTTATCGTGACACTCTTCGGAGATGCACCATCGGATACAGGGATAAGTTCTACCCCCGTGACACTTGAATCCGGGGTCATTCCCGTGATTTTAACATTAGCCATTTCTCAGTCTCCCAAGTTTCTTTGCGAGTATACTCATTGATTCAAATGCCCAAGGACTTTCTGAAGTCAGCCATATCACGGCCCACGGCCCACGCTCGCGGGGGTAGGCATGTTCCGGTAGCTCATCATCGGGTAAGTCCGCGCCAGCGCTTGTTGCTGAAAGAACATTGCTGAGTAAGCTATAAAAGGTGCCTGCCTTACTGACTGCCCCAACAAAGGTTTTCACGCCGTTCGTGGTTGGGATATTGATCGAACCATCGGCGGTAAGCCTGTATGTTTGGTTTGGCTCAGTCCAGTCTCCATCAGCTTCACGCCAAAGTACATAGGCATCGTCACCATCGCCACTTAGTGTTAGTGCAACCGAAATCAACGCATCGCCTGCCGTGAGTGACGCCACTACCGGCGCATCGGGAACCTCTTCCGTCGCCCCTGCCAAGGTCGGTACAGACACACCGCTTGCAGCCGGGTAACGATCAGACAGGGTTTTGTTTGATTCAAGAGCCTTGGCATAAACCGATGTACCGGCGGTCAGGTCTTTGGTTTGGCCGCTGGCATCAATAATCGCAACCAAGGCATCGCCTGAATGGTTGTAAAGATATATCGCGGCGTTTGCTGCCTGCCCGGTAGCCGTGGCAATCCAAGTTACGGTATCCCCATTATCGGCAACAGTGAGAACAGTCGGAGCGCTGGATTGCCCATCGCTAGGAACCTGTGTGCCGGTCAGTGAATCCAGCGTGTCGTAGTCATACGCAAGCTCAACTTTGTCTACCGCTGGAACACGTACGTTGCCCGTCTTGGCCGCGTTCTGGATTGTGTAGCCTGTGGCTAATCTGACATTCGCAATGCCGGGATCGACGTTACGTGCAGCCTCGTCGAACGTGCCAAGCTTGGCCGCTGACTCAATGGTATAGGCGGTATCCTTCACGACATTCGCAACGCCTGGGTCAGTGCTTTCAAGCGCACCGGTAAAGGAAAGCCCGCCCGCCACATCCTTTTTGACGTTGGCCGTGAAGTCTGTTTGATCCGTGAGATTGTCATCGTTCCAGTTGCCCCCGGCAGACTTAATCACATCATTGGCATTTTCGGAATTATCATAAGCGCCGGTCCAACTTAAACCTCCAGCAACGCCATTCTTGACGTTATTGGTAAAATCAGTCTGATCTGTCAAATTGTCATCGTTCCAATTACCGCCAGCTGATTTTATCACATCGTCAGCATTTTCTGCGTTATCATAGGCTCCTGTCCAAGACAAGCCGCCTGCCACGCCACTTTTAACATTATTAGTGAAGTCGGTTTGATCCGTCAGGTTGTCATCATTCCAGTTGCCGCCTTGGGATTTTATGATGTGATCGGCATCGCCGCTGTTATCGTAGCTGCCAGTCAGGGCTTCACTTGCGCCGAAGGTGACGCCTGACTCCACCTCTGCTTCTGCTGATTCGTGATACGTTCCCGCCGCCCCCTGCACTGTATCATCTTCGGTAACATTGCCAGCATCGGGGTAGTCTTCGGTGGCAGCGGTAAATTGTTTCGCCCCTGGGTTCGGGCCGGAGTAAGACTGAATTGCAGTACCATCACGATCTGTGGTCACGCCAGCATGTCGCTTGGTTCCGGGGTCTGCATTCGGGTCAAGGAAATCAGCATCAGCAAGCGTGGTTGACGCGGCTGTAATTGTTTCCTGGCTCGACCCGTCCTCTTGCCCTTCAAGTTGATAGTTTGCCAGCGTGTCTTTTGGATCATCGGAATCAATAAAAGGATTTCCACTGGCATCAAGGCTTGACCATATATTATCACCAATAACTGATAGTGGATTGTCTTGTCGCGCCGCCGATGTGGCCAGCATCAAACCCTTGGCATTATGAATAATATTCATGCGGACAATAGGCCAAGCGAAAAGGCTTTGATTACCTTGGCTTGAAAATAGATACCCAGAAGTATTAAAATAAATCATATTATGCAGCATGGTAAACGGAACCGTCTCAATTGACGAATCAAAGAACGGATAATTGCTGGCATTATTCATGTAGAATCTGCTGCCCTGAATAAATACACTTGTATTACGGAAAGCAGAAAGCCGCGAAAATGATGATGTAAGTTCCATCTTGGCATTGATGATTGTAATTTGACCGCCACTGGTAGAGCTTTTTGCGCGGAATTGACTGCCAACAAAAGAACCACCGTTAACACTCACCGCCTTAGTGTATCGGCCCTGAATAAATGACCCCACGCCAACACAAGAAGCATTTACATCATTGAATTCAATTTGACGGATATCAGAAAAGCCTCCGGCAAGGGCATATATATGCTTACCAGAACTGGAGGCGGTTATAGTCAAATCTTCAAATTTACAATAGCAATCATTGCCCGTTCCAGTCATTATGTGATCGGCATTATTACTTAGCGTTTGTGGGCTGGCAGGATTTGCGCTTCTAACCGTTACGTGAAATTCTTTGCCAGCATCGACCTGTGCCGTTGTGGGGATAATAACCTTCGTATTTGAAGTATCATTGATGGACTGCACAATATTCTGGATAGCAGTCGTTGCCTCTCCATCTTCATCGGCAATAAGCTGCACCATTGCAGCGTTATCCGTAGAATACGCAATACCATCTACAAGATATGTTCCCGCGCCACCCGCCATTAGGCTATCCTCTGCATTCTGGAGGCAATGCGAACTTCTTTTTCAATTATTTTCAGACTGTCTATTTCTGTTTGTGCTTCTGAGGTTAAATACCCGTCTACAAGTTCGCTTTCCTGTGTATGTAAAAACTTCATTCGGTTATGAACATCAACTCGGCGCTCAAGCTTTTTCTCTTTCAAATTTATGCAATGCAATCCCTCTTTGATTTCACCCATTTCTGTTTCTGAAAGTTCAAGAACGACATTATTCATCACCGAAGGCTGTCCCAGCCTACTCCTCTCCATGTATCCTGTCTTATGGTCAGCAGCCAGAAGGTCAATGATATGCCCCGGCATGAAAGGACTGTTTGTGACATGGACATAAAGGATTTTATACTTCATCTTTATTCTTTCTCCGGTAGTCCCACGCCAATGATATCAGCCAGCAAGTCACGACCAGAGAGATACAGCCAACGCCGATAACGATTCCCGCAACTGCATCAACATGAATCATCAAGCTCTCCATCAGTATTGACTGTTGACAACCGCAGTCATCGCAGCATCCGCTAGATCGACCGCCTCTTCAGCAGTGTCGGCAGTGAATACTTGATACTTAACTGTCCCGCTGTTCTCGGCCAGGGCCGCATGGATCTCAGCCAGCATCCCATTATAGCCGTCCTCGCGTCCGATATGCAGCGGCCCCAGAAGCAAATGACTGCAAACAGATGTCCCGTCATCGCTCTGGGCGCTACTGGAAAACCTTCGCAAATATCCGTCTTTGCATCCCAGAATCACATCTGAATCACCGCCAACGGGGATAATCGCCGCGGCCAACGGCTGATGGTCGTCCGCCAACTTCATTTGCCACAACGCTTTATTTTCAAGATTAAGCCACCAGTGAGTTCCATTGCCCGATGCAGGCGTAAGGAAAAGGTGAATCCCTTGGCTCCGATGATCGTATGTCATTATTACGTCGGTCGTGGAAATATCGACATCAAGAAGTTCTTCGGGAACCTTGTGCTTGGAAAACTGTTCTGGGTGACGCTCACTGCCTATCTGCCATGTATAGAGCCCATCCCGCGCCAAGAAGACCACAAGGCCACCTGGAGTCGCGCAAATAGCGGTTGACCCAAGAATGCCAACGTGTGGACTGACGTTCTTCTTCTCGCCGTTGCTTTCAGCGAGATTGCCGTAAACCGCCCACAGGCTGTCATTCGTGCCGAACAGGATTGCCCGGTCGCGCCACGGCAGGATCGAGTTTATTTTCTCGCCTATTTTGCCGCCATCACCCACATAACCGAAGATCGCTCGGGTCGATTTATCCATGTCATCGCCAGCGCTCCAATTCTCTTCATCGGCTTGGGCGCTCATATAGAACATGTGATCCGCGCCAGACAAGACAAGGCGCTCTTGGTAGACGGCAACCAAAGGCTGTATCGTAGGCGCATTTGGAACGGTTGTAACTGCGCCGGTATCCGGGTCGTATTTTCTGAGGGTGGAGTCGGCGATATAAAGCTTCCCGCCCTTCTCGGCCAGGGAGAAGCCATCGCTATCAACAAGTGGGTTCACCGAGCTCACGGTTGAATTAAAGATGATGTAATCGCCATCATCGGTAATAACAAAATCATCATCATCGGTTTTCAGGTATGCGATTGTCTCTGTGACTGTTGAACCTTGAACGATAAAGAGCGAGCCATCGGCAATGACCGCAATATCCTGCTGGCGGTCGCCGTCTGCGTCCAGATAGACAAGGGATGAAATGGCGGTAATAGTCGTGCCGAAATCATCGGTAAGGTATTTCGTGAGGCCATGACGAGAACCGCCACGACCACGCTTTTCCAAAGGGCCGACACTACGCACGTTCACAGCCAGAGGCGTATTGAATGTCGGTCCATTTTGGGCGTATCCCCCCCGGCGATTCTGACCGCCGAGGGGGAACCGCACGTTCATTGACTTGGCTTGCATTATTCCTCTTTTTCCTTCTTCCATTCACCGCACCACTCACCATCGCTGGGTCTCGGCCATTCGCCCTTATCAACAGTGCTGGGCATATAAGCCGGTGGCCCCCTGTGGCATTCTCCATTCCTGCGATAAAAGCAATTACCGCAATTCTCTTTCTTTTCTGGCATGGATCACTCCTTAACCCAAGGCGGGGGAGAGGGCCGATTGCCCCCTCCCAGGAAAAGCATTGACTACGAAGCCGCATTGGGCCAGTAGTGCAGATACTTCGTGTCTCCACCAACGGTAATCTGGACCGAACCTTCAACATCCCCTGGAGCATCAGCCCCAGAAATTACCGGAGCCGTACCAGCAGCCGGGAATGCAAAGGCGTTCGTGTGTGCGCCTTCAATATTCAGCGCATTCGTCGGTGTTCCGGTGGTATTGTGAGAATGGAACGAGTTTGTCAGCGCTCCAGACGCATTCACTCTGTATCCTGAATCTAGGGTTGCGCCGTATTTCACGGACACATAAATTCCACAGGTGTCAAGCGTCATCGCATTGGTATGTTCCCATCCAACGCGAATTCCACTCACCTTTCCGTAATCATCGCTACCTGTCTGAGTGATGTCCTCTGATCCGGTAAGTTCGATTGCCAAACCAGCCACTTGCCCAGTTTCCGCCAGATTACACCCAGCCAGCGCCATCGTTGAAAACATGCCGTATACCTGGTTGACCTCTGGTGAGCCGGTCATGGTGATCGCACCGCGAACAGCATAAGAGCTAGACAAGTTATGCGCGATGTCAATTCGCCCATAAATTGCCTGCGCCCCTGCATCCGTCACACAATCAGCAGTCGTGGTGAATTTGCCATGAATCGGTATAAAGTTTGAGGTGTCGTCTGTACTACCCGACAGGTGGACGCAAAGGCCCACTACGTGCTCAGATACTTCGCCAAACGCTACCGCATTTGAGTAATCGCCAATGACAATCGCGCCGCCGGTAATCCCAACTCCCCATGTTCCGGTTGTCGGGACTTCAATGAGATGCCCGGTGCAAGCGTCAAGGTGAATGCCGTTGATGGAGTTGGCAACAATGATACCGTTCGGCCAGCTTGCCGCGCCAGAAGCCTTGTCGATCAGAATACCAGCGCAAGTGCCGTTGTTCGTGATGGTCCCTGCACCCGTTGTCTCAACGTGAATTCCAGCGAACTCGCCGCCGCTGTCAATGGTAAGCGCAGTCCCGATCTCCACAGAGGCGTCGAAGCAGGAAAAAGTACTGCCGGTTTTCGCACTGTGTGTCCCGGCAAGTTCCACGTATCCCTGGACTCCAGTGTAGATCCCGCTCGTAACGTCCACGCCAGTTGCCAACTTTAGCTGACCCATCACAGAGCGAATGGAGCCGCCTGTCTGGTCAACCGTGAGCAAGGTTCTGGCAAGGATAGTCCGAACGCTGTCCGCAATACTCGCACCCGCATCATCGGCATAGACACCCAGAATATAAGGCGTTGCCGTGGCAAGCGGAGAACCGCTACCCTTAAGAAGCGATGCAAACGCCCCCTGCGTTATCCGGTTCATCCCAGCAATGTTTTTCGACGCGTCGAGAATCACCGCCTCGCTTGCCCCAGCCGTGCCAGCGGTCGCTCCAAGCAACGCTTCCTGGGCTGCGGTCATGGCGGCGACTGCATTGAAATCGCAATCCGCTTCCGTGCCTTCATTGGTGTAAAGCGCCGTTCCCTCTCCACCGTCACGATGCAGGAATAGGCAACCAACTGCATACCCAGCCGTGTCATCCGTTGGCACGGTAGCACCCTGGTCAAAAATGACCATTCCATCATGAGCGTAGGTCGCAAAACTTGGTGCCTTAAACCCCAACACATTACAAACTCGTCTCAACATCTTTCCACCTCCTGTTCAAATCAAATCAGGCGGCATCCACATAGACACCGGCGGAAGAAGGCCAAGCCTTCTCTCCGCGCTGATCCGATTAACTGATTTCTCCCTTGGTTATACATGGCCGCTGCAAAATAAGCGTATGCAGATTTTCGTTTGACCTCACCAGCCGTTTATTGCTTTCGTGGATTCCTTTGATCGCATCGGTTGAGGCTGCTGTCAGAGACTCAAGTTTGGTCTTCTGGTAATCCTCTACTTCCTTGATACGCGCACCAAGAGCCTGCTTGTCCTCACGGTCTTGACCGCTGCGCCGCCAATCGCGCCATACGAAATAAATGACAAGGGCTACTGCTAAACCAAATTCACTTATCAATGTCTGCAATTCCATGGGTGCCTACTTTCCGTCTACGACGCCATGAACGGTTTTCTTAGGAGCCCGTCCCTTGAGATAAGCCCCAGCCGGAACCTCTCCGACTCCAATGTTCACCCATTGGCCGTCTCTTTTCTCAAGCAATTCCGCCCGCACGGGCTTTGCCAGGCGAAGGGCGGGGGCATTCATGTCGATAAAGCTGAATCTCTTTTCGATCTTGTTGATAGGCTGAAAAAGACTAAGGCAGCCAGTGCTACCAATCGCTGTCATCAAACACAGCGTCATCAGCAGGATCACCCTTCGCATCATGGTATGTTTCCTTTCTCCCGATAGGCTTATCGAGAAGCGCAGAAAAGAGTGCTTTGAATATCGCCGCTAATGCGGCCCAGATGGCATTCATTCAGTAGGGTCTTCCTCAACAGGCACTTCCGCTGGGGCTTCAGGCTCGTTCTTGATAACCTCGATGCCCTCTTTCACCTGTTCGATGGTCTTGCCGGCATCGACCTTGGTGGCTGGATCATTGTCGAGAAAAGCGACTGCCGCCGCCGCCAGTGCCGCCAAGATCATCAAGAGTCCCAGCAACCACTTCTTCCACGCTTTCTCACTACTCATAATATCTCCTTTTTTAAGTTTGGATTTCGTAACCGCTCACAGTGAGCGTGTAGGGGAATGAACTCCTACCTGAACTCTCTTCGTATTCTCCATGAGTGCCGACATTACCGAAGAACTTGGCACCCTCTTTCTTGTCTCTGGCAATGCTACCTGCCAGCGCCCGAACAAAGTCATCCCAATGTGGCCCGCGCTCGTCATTCAGTGTGGCGCTTGCCATTGCCAGGATGGACAAACGCAGCGTTTCTCCATGCTTCATGGACCCCACCGGATACAAATTCTCAGTCGTTAGTTTGTTAATCAGCGCTGCGTATTTGTACCCAAGGGGGTAAGCGTCATCCGGAATCGGATACCACATGACCTCTCTTCGCTGGCCCAATGCTCCGGTCCCTGCCTTAATTCTGATAGCAGCAACCCGTGGGCGTCCTGATTCGTCGATGCGCTCCCGCAACTTTCTGATCTTGCCCTCACCGACATCAGCCAAGATCGAGGGAACTTGGGCGTCTGCCTCAAAGGTAAAGCCGTCGATCAGCCGACCGAAATCATCGGGTAAATCCTGTTCGGCGTCATCTTCCGCCGTGTCAAGCGTAGTGCTAGGACGCAAGAAAGACCATTCGTAGCCCGCCTCTATGCCCTCACTCGCCAGCGGATATAGGAATTGGCGGTAGCCGTTATTCACAATCCGATCCAGCATCACTTGTTCGGCATCGGTTGTATCAGTGTAGTCGGCCTCACCGTGTCCGAAATAGGAAGCGGCGTTCATCAAGTCAACGTATGTCAACGACAGGGTTGAATCAGCCATTTTGAGTTACCCCGCTTTTCTGGTATCCGAAAGCAAGACCTCTGAAAACTTCTTGTGGCCGTCGATCTTCACTCTGATGCGTATGGCCTCATTGGTTCCCACTTCGCATTCCTCAATGTAGATGCCAGTGACATCCTTGCCGTCCTTGACCGTCGTTATCTTGTCTCCTGCCTTCAGGTCAGTCGGCGGAACGTCCGGAATATTCACAATTGGTACGCCATGGAAAGTCGGACCTTCTTCTTCTTTCGGCTCTGCTTCCTGCTTCTGCGGTTCGCAATCGGCAATGATCGTCAGAAGGATTAGCTCGGTAGTCGAAACGGCTCCGTCGCTGCAAATGTCCTTCATGCGGCGATGCCGGTTATACAATTCCGTCAGCTTGGCTGGAATTATATCGCCTACCTGAAGACTCAGTATTCTCCGAAAATCCTCTGCAACATGTTCTGGTATTTCCATTTCACCGCCTTTTACTGACTATTGATAAATAGGTTCGCAGGGGAGAGACCGCCTCTCCCCCGTGAACCTGAAAAGGTGATTAGTTCTCTGCTGCGCCGCCAACTAGACCGATGGTGCGCCAGATTCCGCACCATTCAAGGAACGCTGCATCATCGGCGTCATCCATGGTAAGGATATCGGTCAAGGAACTGCCGTCCAACGAGAGGCCATTGGTATCGAGGTCAATGGTGAGGTCAGCCGAGGTTGACAAGCTGCCCATCAGGATCACGCCCTTTCTCGCGCCAAAGATCGTTTCGTCGGCCAGGTCAATGTCAACATCAGCTTGAATGGCAAAGCCTCCATTGACATAGGTGATGCCACCGACCATGTGCGTTTGGTCATTGTTACCAGCATTCGCCGGAGTGATCCATTCCACCAGACCAGATTCCTCGCCGTCAAGCAGTTCGCACAGGCAAACCGGGTTGCCGGTGAACACATAGTAGCTGACAAGAGCCGTGCTGCCAGCGGTCGCGTCCATCGCCGTTGCGGTCAGGACAACCGTGGTTTTATTCGTGATACTGGAGATGAAGTACAACCCCTGCTGGACCGCGCCGGTCGCGTCATCCTCACCGCCGATGATAACAATGCTGTCGCCAACGGTGAAGTCGTCCGAATCCGTGACCGTCAGCGTCAGACCGTCGGCGCTCAAAACGCCAGTGCCGTCCTTAACGCTTTCCAGAACCGCAGTAACCGTCTGGAGCGGAATCATCGAACCGCGACCGGGGAAGCCCTGATCGCTGAAGCGACCGGCAGACCTACCGCCCCCTGCCTGACAGGTCAGCATTCCGGTGTCAACCACCGTATCAGCGCCAACCGCAACGTCACAGACCGAACCGGGCAAGTTGATCGTGACAAGCTTCTCACCAGTGCTAGGAATGGTGTAATCATGGTCCAGAACACCGGCAAAGCGCTTGTTGTTTGACGAACTCGGCGCTTCAACCCGGTTGTCTCGTTCGCCATCGCGAGTTTCCGCCGTGCCATAATCACGATTGTAACAGACACCAGTGCCACGTTTGTAAACATCATTGGCAGTGCCAGTAAGCCATACCTGCTTCGGGATTTTAATGGCTTGAGAAATATGTCTTGCGCTCATTTCATGTTCCTTTCTAAAAGTTTGCAAAAAACCAGTTCAAACTACCACTGATTTGAAAGCATCTGCTTCTCTTATGCCTCGTAGAACACCGCTTGGCGCCGCAAGTCATCACAGACGATATTCCACACCATCGACACGATGACTGCGAAGCTATGCGGCTGATTCGGTAGACGATCAACCTTGATATCCTTCATAAACCAGTTCTTCAAGAAGAAAGCGTAGAAGTGGTTGAAGTCGATCATGTAAAGCGGGTTGTCGGTCTTGCTGTCGAAGTACGGAACGTGTTGAATCGTCGCACCACGGAAAACCGGCATCTTGGTTGAAAGATCATACCCAAGACTGTCGTTGTTGCCCTTGGCAACGTTCTTGAGGGCATACCATGTGTCCCAATTGCAGAATATCCCTCTCGAATATCCCTTCCGGCCCATACCCGGCTCTGGCGCTGGGGCAACCCAATGGGTTAGACCAGCGGCTTTCTCCATCATGAAGATAAGACCCGTGTTCACGGTATCTCCGACACTGGTATACGCGCCAGTAAAGTTCTTGTGTCGCGCATAGTCGGCACTGGAGACACCGGCTCGACCACTCGAAAATCCGCTTGGGTCAGCGCCATTGAAACCAACACTGGCGTTTTTCGTAACCCAATATTCCATCCCGTACGGCGTATCGTTGTCAGTCGAACTGTCAGGGATTCCCGCAACTGATTCCTCGCCAAGTTCGACAACGGAGGTCAACATGCGGGATCTTTCCATCGAGACAAGATTAACGATTTCTTCCGGGCCGCTATTCATGCCTGGCTCGCGTTCGTCAAACAACATGTGGCCGTCCATGTAACACCAAGGCACAGTGCCTTCTTTCATGGCATCATTGCGCACAAACTTCATGGTGTTATGAAGTCCGGTATGTTGAGCGCTGTGGTTATGGTCCATGACATACCGCAAAGTAATGCCAAGACCAGAACTCAACTTCTCGTGTTTCTTCTTGGCGATTTGATTAAACAGAACATGCTCTTGCAAGTCTGTCATCTCGCCGATCCATTTACCCTTGTTGAGCTTTTTGTACGTCCCGATAACCGCATCAGGCATTTCTTCTGGAGTAAGAACGGTTCCCATTGTTCCTTCCTTTCAAACTGTGAAAGGGTCAAGCGTTATTTCTCATAGTATTCAGCGTTAAGATATCTAACGGCCTCGGCCTCAAGATCCTCTTCCGTGTTGGAATCGTTGGCTACATCGAATTGCCCGGTTGAAGTTCTGGGCTGCGCGATTGCCTTCTTGGAGCGCGTTTCCGCCGCTTTCTTTTGAACTTGACCCTTTGCTTTGTCAGCAATTTTAGAGAACCCGGAATCTAAGGCTCGCTTAAATGTCTCGGCTCGGGTGATATTCTCGCCTTCATCCTTTGCATCCTGTTCGACAAGTTCAATATGACGCTGGAGTTTGTCCCGCATCGTTTTCTGCTTGCCTTCCTGGAGATCGGCGTAAGTACCTGAACCAAAAACATCAACGTATTCCTTGCCGAGTTCGACAATCCTACCATCGACCCACGTATCCTGTGAATCAATGCTCTGCTTGAGATTCTTGATAGAGTCCTGCTGCTGGGCGATTATCTGCTTCATAGCCTTGAAGCCATCCACAACCTCCTCTGGATGTTCCTCTGGATCTAAGTCAGGAATATCCTTCAGCAGATCATCCTCTTCCTCTCCGTCCTCATCCTCCGATTCCTTGCCGGAAGACTCCGCTCTTTTGTTGGCTGCTTCCTGCCGCTCGACAACACCCTCAAGGCGTCCGGTTTTCCCGATTGCCTGGGCGTCACCCAGAGACATGCCAGAACGTACCGCTCGTTCAATCAAGGATTCGTCTGCGACGAGATCTTTGTCTTCGCCTTCGTCATCCCCATCCTCGTCACCCTTGCTGTCCAGATCATCATCTTGGGCAGCGTCCTTCTTGTCCGCTTTGTCTGCGGGTTTCTTCTCTTCACCAGACTCTTCCGACTCCGTAACGTTTTCATCGACCTGGGCATCAATAATTTTATCAACCTGATCCATGAAAGAGGTGTCGCTACTTTTGTCGTCCGATTCAGATTCAGATTCAGATTCCGTTGCCGGATCTTTTTCCGGTTTCGTATCCATACTTAATACTCCTTGCCATCACTGTTGGCATCACCATAACCGCCATCAAAATCAGTTGCGCCGACCAGTTCGGCGTATTTCTTCTTATGTAATTTGCCTGTAAACTCCGGCTTCCCCCTTTCATCAAAGTGTGTGGGTACTCCGTGTTCAGAGGCGAATTTCATATACTGTTGTCGTTGTGTCGGATGCACCGCCAAGGCAGATGATTTCATCGGCCAGGTCGAAGGACGCAATCCGCCCTGCCCAGCATATTCCGCCGGTGTGCATCGTTTGCATTTGGCACCATCGGGCGCGGTGATCGTCTTCGGCTGTTTACCCAGACCACAAACACGTTCGATAATTTCGTTGGTTTTCGGATGAACATAGCAGTAGGTTCCTGGCATTATCCAACACTCCTTGAAAGCGCGTCTTTTTCCGCTGGCTGCGCATCGCCGCCCATCAAAATTTGACTCAGGGTCGCATCCTGACCAGACCGACTTGCCCCCGGTATGCTTCTGCGAGTATAATTTCTGGTTGTCTCCGCTGGCTTACCCATCGGGTTCGGATTACCGGTTGGCCCTTGTCCGGTATCGCCCTGAAGCTCCGGGTCAACCGGAACAATAAGCTGCTCCAATTCCGGCAAGTTGGTGTAATCTGAAATCATCAGGTTCAGACGCCGCACATCCAAGGTCAAGCCTTGCGCCTGGAAGAACGGTTGAAGCGGCCCATAGAACTCCGTTATAATGCTATTTAACTTCTGCACTTTGCCCGCAGGGTTGTCCTCGCGCATACTCTGAGCATTGATGGAGAAATTGAGGTTGAGGAAATCGCCCTGGCGCGTCTCACGGCTCCAAAGGATCGGAATGACCACATCGGTTCCCGGAACTGCCTTCTCAAGAATGCGCTCACGCGCCGCGTCGGTCCATTCGTACCATGAAATCTGCTTGAAAATTCCTTCTGCGAATTCCTCTGTCGCTTCCTGCATGTCGGCAATTTGGGCGCTGGCAGATTGGGCAAGCATTTTATCCTGCCCGATGGTATCTGACATCGGTGAAAGACCGCCCATGCTGTCCAGGTTCCCCGCTGCCCATGAAAACATATTCCTGACCTGAAGCAGAAGCGCGAATATCTCTTGGTCAACGCCACCAGCTTCGATTTTCTCCGGCTTCTGTCCGGTCCATTTCATCCCGGACCCATCTTTCGCCTTGCTGAAATTATTGGCGCTTTCCTCATCGCTGAAGCCAACCACGCGCTTCTGCGCCTTGGCCTGTTCGGCAACGCGCAAGAACAAGCTGCTCGCAAGTTCCTGTAGGTTTTTGAGTACCGAGAACGGCGGCAGTGGCATGGCATTGTCAGGAACTCCGGTAAACCACAACGAATGATACGGGTCTTCTTGCGGTGAACCAAGCTCAACCACGCCCATCGGGCGTTCAGGTTTATTTACGATATAGGTAACGAGTAGCCGTTCTTTCACAAGCCAAACGTCACGCATCGCAATTTTATCGGTCAGACTTTCATCGCCGGAACCCGGAGCATGACTGATTGCTTCAGCGCGTTCCTCACCATGGTCCCCATGGACACCCATTTCATCTTGAGTGAGTTCGAGCCTTTTCGCCTTTGGGTATCTCGCTTCCAGTTCATCTTTTGAAAGATAATAGGTGTTTCCCTTGAAAGCAGGTTCGTAGGCCGATCTCGAAGACATGTCCTGGAAATAATCGTCAAAGCTGACGAACTTAACAAACGGCTCGGTGACATCCAACTCATCTTCTTCATCACCCTTGACCTTTTGTCGGCCCGTTACTTCCAAGCCTACTTTAACCGTCGCCATCGGAGAGAAAAGCGCCTCTGTCACTGCCCAGCGTAAACTCCGACCAAGTTTGGTTTCAATCGCCGCTTCCTTGCAGGCTAGAGATAGATTCGCGCCTTGATGCCGCAACTCAGCAAAAGGACTGGTGATTTTGGCTGTCGGCGCCCTGACAACCATTTGACGGACGTAAATGTTAGTGGCAAGATTGAGTAGGTTAAGGTAAACTTCCTTTGTTTCGCCATCATCACTATATCCGTCACCGCAAAAAAGGCTTATCAGCTTCGCACGTTTCTCCCTGAAGGGAACCATTTTGCGAATGCCTTCATCAATCGCATGCACCAGCTTTTTGAAATCTTTTTCATTCCAAGGATTTATCATCTACCAATCCTTTCTCTGTCCAGCCTTCTCAAGTTCCTCTTGTTCAAAGCGCCAGGCAGGGCTCATCCATGGAGATTCGGGAGTCTCGGTCTTGATTTCATGCGGCTTGAACGTCAGTAAGCGGCTGGCAAGCGCATCGGCAATCACTTCGTCACCATGGGCTTCCCTGGCTCCAGTTGGGTCTTGGCTATTAGCTGCGCCGGAATGCTCGACCCCGCCACCGGGATTGACCACGAATTTCAAGGTTTCCTTCATGCCGTTTTCAGAAGGATTTATGTACTGCCGATCTCCCAAAGCGCTGCGGTAATCATCCAGCAGCACTCCGCGATCCGCGGTATTCAGAAAATATCCTGGCTTCTTACTGATCCGCTGGCGCACCTGCCCCTCATCGGTTCGATAGTAAATTCTCGAATATCTCTGCTCCACAACCTGCTTGCAGAAAAGTTCTCCGGCAGGACCAGAACCATCCCAGACCATAAATCCGTTGTTGAACCATTTTGCCAGCGCCACCGTCGCGTCAGCAAAATCCTTGGGGCCAGTATGCGAGTCTATCCAACAAGCCACCTTCTTGCCAGTGGTGAGATCGACAACACAAGTCACTGAATTCGATGCCCCCGTGCCAAGCGATACGTCCGAACCTAATCCGAATTTCTTGCCCTCGAAAAACGCCCGGTCAACAAGCATTCCGCCCTGACCGGCAATATTAAACCAAAGCTGAAGCGGACCCTTCGGATCTTCAACAAAACACTCCGGCTCCAGCGTGACTTTGTTGTAGGATAGCCTACCTCGCAACATCGGGGGTATGCAGTATTCCTCAATCAACATCATAATAAATTGCTGATCGAAATACTGATAGGCCGAACCAAGAAAATCAATGTCTAGTTCCTGCCCTACCTCCTGGCTGGAGACACAACGCGCACATTCAGTGTCGTACCACGGAGAACGCAGTTTGCCATCAAGAATAAACGGATATTCTTCAGGGAAGATGAATTCTCGCGTCTCACGCCATTCCTTCCGGGCGGTCTTGACAACGCCTTCAAATTCGGTGTCCAATAACTTCACATGGAAAAGCCCGTCCGGCCCCTTCTCGCTGGTGTAAAGACCCACGTTGTAAACCGGGTGGCTACTCCAATGCAAGCGGACTACCTTCGCCATGCTTTCATGGACAACATCGTAGAACGCATTGGCAACGCCCTGCGGCGTCGAAGGGAAAATACGGCATCTGGTAACATCCCTGGATGACCGAAGCGCCTGATATCCTTCGTTTGGCTTAAACGCAGCGAGTTCGTCCGCAACCAGCGCCGTCAGTCTGCCGCTACGGAAAATGTCTCCAGTCGTACCCTGCCCGTCAATCGTGGTGCCGGTATCCGCGTTCTTGAAGTGCAAAACTCTGCGTCCGGGATCTTTCCAGCCAAGATGACGCCCGGTAGGCAGTAGCCACCGCGGCTGATTGTTGTGCAGATAATCAATCTTCCACATCATCGTACTGGAATTTCCGATCTCATCAACACAATCTGAATTGCGGCTGACCATGCCAAACGCCAAGGTTAGAGGCGAGAAATGCCAAAAGTGTTCAACAACAGAAATAGCCTTCCATGTTGCCCCCATTGTCCTGCTCTTGGGAAAAGCAAGATCATAGCCTTTGTCAATTGCATCAATCAATTCAGCAACAGCCTCGTCTTGAAATTCCCTGTAAGTGATAAACGGCTTCTGAGGCATTTTGGTATCACGCGGATCGTAGGTGAATCCAAAACCGTTCAGGTAGAATAGGCAGTCTTCGGCGCACATCTGACGCATCGCAGCAGCAAAATCCTCGTCATGGGCAGCTTCCCGCAAGACCTTCTTGCGCCACTTCAAGTTCGCCTTGAAATCCTTGGGAATCATCTCGTAGTGAGGAAAATTAGCCATGTCACTTCGCCTTGTTTTGATCGGAGTTATACCAAAGTAAAAATAAACTCAGAGGGGGATCTGCCAAGGCGTGTAACGTGGACCTCATGATTCGGCGGTTACACCCAGCCCCATCAAGTATCCGAGCATCAGAAAACCGATGGCCTTTAACTTCGTCTTGTGCATAAAACCAGTCTTTCCGCTGAGTGTATTGGTCCAGGGAAGTTCCGTTAATCCGCTCATCCCGGTATTCAAGAAACTACTGCTGGCTTTTTGCGAAAACAAGAATATTGGGGGACATCAATCTCCTCCCTCGGCATCGGTCTTGATCTTCAAAAGTGTCTCACATGCCTTCACGATTGTCTCACCGTCAGCAATCACCTTCGAACTCGTATCTAACTGGGCTCGGGCAGGAATCAACTTCACGTAAACCTTGTCCCAGAATTCGTGACGGCGACCAGCGCTAGGTCCGAATGATTTCCACATTCCCCAGGCTTCGGCACTCGGCGCGTCAGCCATCCTCACCGAACCACTCGGGGCGTTCAAGTGCTTCGCCACCCACGAAATTACATCGAGAATATCCGCATCCTTCTCGGCAAGCGCCTTGAATTCATCCACAGAACCGCTCTTGGCAGGGGGGGCTTCCTCTGGGGGAACATCGTGAATGTCGGTGTGAATCGTGTACCCCGCAGCAATCTTCTTGACGTTCGGTATCCGTGGCAACTCCTCACCATTCTTCTTCGCCTCCAAACGTGAACCAAATACCGCCTCCGACTCCAAATAAGCCTCCTTCGGCTTCAAACCCTCCTTCTTCAGCCGATCACGAAACTCACAAAAGTCGGTCCACATCCCCGACTGTATCAAGTTCTCTCTGAATTCTTCCGGTGTCTTCATGCAGTTTCCCCTAAAACTGACAATTTGCGTCACTGACAATTTTTGTCACTCTGACCGAACCATACGACTAAATCTGACCATTGCAAGCTTATTCTGACAATTTGCGTCACTTTCTCCATGAATGCCCTTTCCAAGCCCACCACTGAATTTTGTAAAATTTTATTTTGCAGAGCCCCTAAACACAATCGCTTTGCAGCTCAGCCATACAGAATCAACACAGCACACCTCTACGTTCAAAGAACCAACTCAAAGGATGGAATTGAAAAAGAGATGGAGGAACGTAAAGCTACCTTAGTGGGGAGTGAGGATATCGACCGGGGGGGTGTGGTAAAGAATCTGAGGGATAGTAGGGGTCCCATGCTCATTAACCTATATACACCATCATGTTAGCTGTGGTGTGGTGTGTGCTATGGCATGGGTACGAGCGTATCGGTCATGTCCACTGTGTGCTGCTGTGCTGTGTGTGTGCAGGGGAGGAATAGCCTTATAATAGCAGGGTAATAAGGCATTGCCACCCGCGACTATGACTACATGGCCATAGATATCTAATCACCTCACAGTCAATTTCTCTCTCTCCCTGCCATGCCGGCGTTCTTTCTTTCTTAATCCTGCTTTCTTTCCAGCTTGTTCCGTCCTTATTCTTTTCTTCTTTCTTTCTTTCTCAGGTGCAAGACAGTATCTCTCCCCTCTTTATCTCCCCTCTCATTTGCTTGGAGTTCAGATAGTTGGGTGTTTCGGTGTATTTGGGTTGAATGTGGTGTTATGGGCTGTTTCGTGTGCTATATACCTGCGGTGTGGTGTGATTGTGTGCTTTATCCGCTTGTTTGTGTTGGGGCTATATACCCAAGGGGATAATTGTCGGAAAAGTGGCAAGATTGTCGGAAGAGTAGGATTATCTCAAATACTTTCAATAATCGTACATTGTGCCAAACTTTGTCAGTTGTTTTATCGATCATTATGGTATTACTATATGGATGGAAATGAAAGGGTACGATTTTGACTACTTTTGGAATGGAGACGAAAATGGAAATTGACCAATTGAATACTGCGCTGGCTGCAATGGTGACAGGACAGATTAACGGCGAGGACATTAGCCACCTGGTCGATCCGGAGATCGTATCAGTATTTAGCCACCGGTATACTGGCGGTCAGTGTGATAACGGCATGGTGTTGGCTGACGGGAGTACGTGGTATTGGACGGGCGGAGATCATCCCCATGAGGATGGTAGCGACAGTATCATTTTTGCCGAGTGCGACATTTGCGATCTCGGGGCATAAGGGGATGAAATGACTAAGACCGTACTCTTTTGGCTTGTGAAGTGGGAGACGATACTTGCTGACCAACCGCCAAGCCCCCGGCGCAATGGTGCCCTCGCCGAGATACAGCGCCTAGGATATGCGGCTGACGGTGGAGTTGCCTCTTGCCCTCATTGTGGTATGCGGACCTCAGTTGGAATGGTTCGGCGTGGAGATGACTGCGCAGGATGTATTCAAGAGAGATTTGACATGCCGATGCGATTGCAAGCCTGCCCTTGGAAGGGGATGAAATGCACAAGCACTTAATTGGCCACCTTGAATCACTCGCAGAACAAATTAGGATATCGGAGATTAGGCCCGAACATATGCAGCTTGCGCTATCATTGGCGCAAGCTGGTGACGACGCATTAGTATGCTACCATTTGGGCGCAACTGCTGCCAAGTGTGACGCCAAGTGTGGTGACGTGGAATTCAGTAGTTTGGCGCTAGAGCTTGGCATGTTGGCAGGAATGATCCAAGGGGAAATGGTATCAGACAAGTAATTCCGTGCATCTCAGCCCCTTCCGGGGGTTGACGTATGCGGAATGATCCGCAACAAAGGGGAAATCATGAAAGAAGAGACGACTGCCCATTTGGAACCAGAGGATTTCGAACACGAGGACGATCTGATTACATGGCCGGACAATGACGATATGAGCTACGCACATCCTGATTGTCAGGCATGGCAAGAGTACGCCGCCGGTATTGGCAAACAGACTGCATAAGGGGAATAGCATGGAATTAACCGAAAAACACCGCCCAAAGGACTTCAAGGACGTGATAGGGCAGGAACAAGCGGTCAAGAAGATCAAGACAAAGGCGCGCAATGGCTGGCAAGGACTCAAGTTCTTTATCGTCGGCAAGAGCGGAAACGGCAAGACCTCACTGGCGAGGATCATGGCAGGGAAGCACGGCGGCATGGTCACAGAGTATGATAGCGCCGATCAATTCACACAAGGGGAATTCAACCGCTTGGGCGATAGCTTCCGCATGTCAAGCATGTTCAATCACACCATTATCATAAACGAGAGCCATGGATTAAAGGCGCCGATCGTGCGTCAATTGCTTGGCTTGCTTGAACGCATGCCACCATGGGCAATGATTATCTTTACGACCACGCCAGCCGGAGATAGCCTGTTCAGTGACAAGCAGCTTGACGCCGGCCCTTTCGCCTCGAGGGTAACGGAGATCCACTTAGCCCAAAGAGGAATAGCGGACAAAATGGCCTTGCGTTGTCAAGAGATCGCGCGCGCTGAAAATCTGGACGGCAAGCCGATAAAGGATTACAAGAAACTGATAAATGACTGTCGCGGAAACATGAGACAAGCAATCGAGAAAATTGACGCTGGCGAAATGCAGGATTAATTGGAACACTTTGGAAACTTTTGAAAAGGGGATACCATGAAACAGCCAGAAATCAAGGAAAAGGTGATGCGATTCATCACGCGATATCGACAGGTTGCCGAAGTGTCTTTCATCTGCAAGGCGCTGAATCTTAAGCATGGGCAGGTGCGGAAAGCGCTGCAATCTCTCAGAAGCGAGGGCGTGGTGATTCGCACTTCCAAGCAGTATGATAAGTGGGTTGTGAAGCAATTGGCATAAGGGGATATCGTGGAATTAACCGAAAAACACCGGCCAAAGACGTTTGAAGAGGTGATAGGGCAGGAATTGGCAGTTAAGAAGATCCAGACAAAGGCGCGAAACGGGTATGGTGGCTTGCGCTATTGGATTGCCGGGAAGTCGGGACAAGGCAAGACAAGCCTAGCGCGAATCATGGCAAGCTTGTTCGGCGGCATGGTGACAGAATACGACAGTGCGGATCAATTTACCAAAAGCGAATTCAACCAATTGTCTCAGAGCTTCCGCATGAGTTCCATGTTCCGGCATACGATCATAATAAACGAATCACACGGTATGCGAGCTCCGATTGTACGGCAAATGCTTGGCTTAATGGAGCGCATGCCAAAATGGGCTTTGATTATTTTCACGACCACGCTTGACGGTGAGGATTTGTTTTCAGAGCAAATGGATTCCGGGCCTTTTGCGTCAAGAGTGACAGAGATTCACCTGGCGCAAAGAGGCCTTGCCGGGAAAATGGCGCTCCGTTGCCAAAAGATAGCGCGAGCGGAAGGCCTTGACGGGAAACCGATCAAAGCATACGAGAAACTCCTGTACGATTGCGGAAGCAATATGCGGAAGGCCTTGGAGAAAATTGACGCTGGCGAAATGCAAGATTGACTTTTACCTTTTGAAACACGGGAGAAATACAATGTCTCATGAAAAAGCAAGCGAATTGAAAGCACTGGCGGAAAAGTGGTATTACCGGGAGTTTTCGGAAGTGCCGTTGCAGCTTGTGGAGATCGGTTGCCGGGAAGACAACCCGGGTCACTCGGAACTTTATCAATATATCGAACCTCTCCCCATTGAGGAAATCGGGGAGGAATGGTGGAATAACCTTAACGCCAGAGGGAATTGACGACGGTTTCCTGAATGACAAGAATGACGATCAAGATATAATCGACTATGCAGCAGAGGAAAAAGAGGACGTAATCAGGGAATGGTATCAAGACTATCGCGGAGACGAACACTACCCGATGTGGGGTACGCTTTTTGTCTCCCGTTGCGGTATGTGGAGCACGTCTGCAGAGCAAGCGCAAGCGGCGGGTTTCCTTGTGGCTCAGAACGTGCCGTTCTTTGAAGGCAAGACAATCCTGGGTGTTGCCGGTTGCGGTTACTCTTTTCATGGAGCGCATTGGATACCGCTCTATCTGTCCATTCTCTCAGATGATGACCGAAAACAATGGGATGGCGTTGACTATTCGATGATGTAGAAACCGCTGGCGCTCGTCCATGGGTTGCCCTGGGCGGGCGTTTGTGGTTTTACTTACGAAAGGGGAAAGTAATGAAAGGGATGAGATGGATTGTATAATATGCGGTAAAGAAAAGAGGGCAATGGTTGGTGCCATTACCACCGGGAACGGTGTTGTTTGTGGAGATTGCGCCGTAAAAAGAATTGAGCTTTCCTACGAAATATTACGCGCTTACGGCCATCTGCACGATATGCTCTCGGATATGATCGAGGGTGGGGAATTGGTCGCCGGGTCCGACCATACTGAGGAGTACAAAGCTCTTGTGGATCAGCTTTCCGGGCCGTGCATGGAGGCGATGCACAAAGCGAAAGGGGAAACGACATGAAGCGCTACAAACTGACTGACAAGAACATGCAAACACACAAAGGTTTTCAGTGGAAAATTGGCGAGTGGCGCGAGGCCATGGGAGACGGCGGAGAATTGTGTTCGGGCGGCTGGCTGCATTGCTGCGACTCACCTGAGATCGCATTATTGATGAATCCTCTACATGCCAGGATATCCAAGCCGAGATTATGGGAGGTGGAAACCGCTGGCAAGGAAATGGATGACTGCGGCTTGAAGCGCGGAGCCAAACGCATGCGGCTGGTGCGAGAGTTGTCGCCCATAAATATTACGACTGAGCAGCGCGTAACGTTCGCCATATTGTGCGCCCGTGAGGTATGCACAAATGCAGCGTGGCTGACGTGGTCGGAGAACTGGCTGAATGGTACTGACCGATCACGGGCGGCGGCGAGGTCGGCGGAGTTGGCGGCGGCGAGGTCGGTGAGGTCGGCGGAGTGGTCGGCGGCGGCGTGGTCGGAGTCGGAGTCGCAGTCGGCGGCGGAGTGGTCGGCGGAGTGGTCGGTGGAGTGGTCGGTGAGGTCGGCGGAGTGGTCGGCGGCGAGGTCGGCGAGAGCAACGGCGTCGGCAACCAATCTATTAAGTCTCGCTCACGAGGCCGGGATAAAGTTTTAGGGAAGTTTCCGAATATGGAGGGATAACATGAACCCACTTAAACCCATGCGCGATAACGCGGAGGCTTGCAAGAAAGCCGTGGTCGAGGCAAAAGGGCAAGGAAGCTCTATCAGTGGCGAGCCCGCCGTGGATGGCGTCAGGGGAGCCAGGAGCAAAGAGGCGGTAGTGATGCTCGACGAAATATCACCTGTTCCAACAAAGAAAGAGATGGCATGGATGAAGAAGATTCTGGGCGGGATGAAAAACAGGCGGGAGATACATTCGGTTGAGGGAGTCAATTTCTACTCGAACGAATACAAGAAACAGCTACTCGGTGAACAGATACGCAAGGAATATAAGTCTGTTTTTGAACAACAGCGGCAGGCGAACAATCGCGGAGCGTGGATATGCTTTCTTGTCGCGGGCGCTCTGCTCGCGCTGGTGATGTTTTTGGCTTGCATGGGATGGTAGGGGAGAAAACATGTACTCTAATGATCCGGTGAAAGGCGTTAATCCAGTGTACCCACAAGGAACAAACAGCACTATGTTTACCGAGTGCTGCGGGACGGCTATATGTGAAGATGAATCCCGCTGTCCAAGCTGCAAGGAGTTGGTAATTGGGCATGATGCGGAGACAAATTATGATCGTGGCCGTGTGCGCTGGAGGGCTGCAACCGCCCATTGGGAAAGGTAGAAAGGAAAAGAAATGAACGCAGAATACTTATGCGAGTGGAAACAGCGTGTCGGATGCACTTGGAAAGCCCTGGCTGACACGCTAGGGATTGCGCCGAATACCATGCGCCGATGGGCGCGGGGTGATCTACCGATAGGAAACCCCACTGTCTTGAAGCTGGCACTTGAAAGGCTGGAAAAAGACGGGACTCTGTTGCCGGAGCCCGGAGGGCATGCGCTCAAAGCGGCTTTGTTGGAATCCAAGCCGCTTGCCGATTACGGAGAGCCAGGCGAGCGGTTATTGGAAGCCAGGTCCGAGTTGAGGCGTTGGCAGGGCATGAAGAAAGCCAAGCGCAAGCCCGCTGCCGTGCGGCGGGCGTTGAAAGAACATGAAGAGGCTTTGAGAGAAACGAGAGGGGATGATCGTGAGTGAAGACAAAACCGTATGGCAGGGGAAGGGGCAAATTCTGTATGGTCGTGCAAAGTTATTAAGGATTCGAGGTCCACGAGGTTCGGATTCATTTGACTTAGCCTTAATGGTTGTTGGGTTCTTTGAAAAATACGCTCATGGGTTCCTCACGCAAGGCGACGCCGACGATCTGTTATCTTGTGCCAATGCGATTATTTCCAAAGTAAAGCCAAAGGGGGAGGGAAAAGATGAGTGAGCCAACCCGCGAAGAACTAATTGCGAAGATGAAAGAAGCGGCTGAAAATACCGTTTGGCAACCGCCAGTTCCCAGAGGCAAACACACACTTTTGAAATTCGAGAACCTCGTCTCGCAGGTATTACGGCCTAGCGTGGAGGGGGGGAGGATGAAGATGAGTGATAAAGCCGTGCTCTACACAAGGTTCAGCCCGAGGCCAAATGCCGATGATTCTGACTCGTGCGAGAAACAGGATGAGATATGCCGGGAATACTGCGAGAAGAAAGGCTACGAAGTTGTTGGCTATTTCGAGGATAAGAAGCTCTCGGGCGATGAAGCTGATAGGCCTGGCCTATGGGAAGCGCTGGGAGCGCTGAAGCGCGGTTATGTCCTTGTGGTGCGCTGGCGTAATCGGCTGGCGCGGGATGTTTATCTGTCGGAAGTGATACGGCGCCGGGTGAAGAAAGCTGGCGCCAGGATCGAGGCGGTGGAAGGCGATACAAACGGAGACAGCCCGCAAGATGTTTTGGTTCGGCAGATATTTGCGGCCATGTCTGAGTATGAGAAAAAGCTCATTGGGATTCGTACCAAATACGCCATGCTGAAGCATCAGGCAAACGGCAGGATCATGGGCGGCGTGTTGCCCTACGGCTACAAGAAAGACCCAGACAGGACAGGCTACATGATACCCTGCCCAGCAGAACAGGAGGTTATCGGTGAGATTCGACAACTTGCGGTGGATGGTTATGGAGTGCGGCAGATCGCGGCCACGCTCGACATCATGGGCTATATACCGCGCCGGGGCAAGATATGGAACCACAGGTTAATCAGCAACATCCTGAAACGGCAGATGGAGGTTTAGTCACTCGCAACAGGAAATCTCATCGTCAAGATATTCCACTGGCGTCAAGCCCTGGTCGTATGCGTCTTGATAGTCCTTGGCGTCACCTGTGCAAATCCATGGGCAGTTAGCCCCGGCAGCCAATGCCTGGAGTTCGGCGTACCAATCATTGATCGAGATTTTGTTTCTGTTCTCGTCAGGTCCACGGTTATCTCTTGCCTTAATGCCAATGGGAGGAGGCACATATTGCAAAGGCGGAAGAAACGGAGGACAAATGTGAATTACTTTGAATACTTTTTCATCTCGCATTCGTTCCGGCATCGTCTCTCTCCTTGTCAAGTGCATACCAAGCCTTCTTTGATGCTGCTTTTAGCGCGTTGCACCTACTTAGCTATCAATGCCTCGTCAACCACGATCTCCATTTATTCCACGCAAGAACGGTAGCGTCAATCTCGTCGCCCCCACAACCCAAAGCCTCCGCAGCATCTCTCAGCGCCGCCCGCAACCGCTTGATCTCCACGTTTTTATCTCTATAATATTGAGCCTTGATGTCTTCGACTATTCGCTCTGCTTCATTTTCCCAAAATAACCGATCCCTCTTCTTAAGTACCTCGCACAACTCTTTAGGACCGACAAGGTCAATGGTGGCTTCGGGGTCCGGTTCTTCGATGCGGAACTTGCGGTTGCGGTGGGTTACCAGCCAGCCAGTCCCATCATCCCAGAACAAACTTACCCCATCAGCAACACCCACTAAAGACCACTTCTGGTCATAGCATACTGACTGCGCCTCAACCGCCTTCCCGTCATCCAGCGCTGCGAAAACCTCATTCACGTCCGTTGTCTCTCGCCACATTTTATGTCTCCTCACCTTGCTGCGGTAAATAGTGTCCGGTGGCTCTGTGCCATCTTCGGGTCAATTTCGTTGTAATAGGCGGTCATCACGCCCCCTCACTGGCAAATCGATAGCCATGCCGTGCATTATCATCCACCTCCAGTCTCATCTTTCATCTCCTCTTCACCTCTCTTCATAAGCTCAAGATATTTCTGCCGCTTGTGCGCGGCCCGTAGTTCGTTGTTGTTTTTCCGATTCTCATTATCTATCTCCTCGCCTGCTTTTTCAGCACGGTCGAGGGCGTCTTTGCCGTCTGTTTCTGCCTCTCTTGAGTGCCTGTAGGGCGCCGATCCTTCCTTGACCAGATCTTGCTGGTATTGCTTATAGTCTATGCGTTTGCTAGGCATCCTACGACTCCTATCCTAACCATCCGTATCCACGGAACTTTATTTTTCGGAATGAATCCAAGGAGTGATTTTAACTGATATCTGGTTAAGCCCCATATCATCCCTGGTTTATTGGGGAACCATGCCTGTTTGCTCGGTATCGGTTTGGTGTCCAATATCGGCTTTGTATCCCACATGAAATACCCATCATGGTCCCTAGTTATCCATACTCTCATTATAATCCCATCCTTTTTCCGTATCCACGGTCCATGGTTTTCCCATTGTCAACTTCCTCCTAATTTTCCCCATCCCATCCTTCTGCCGTATTCGATCAACCACTTTTGCGGCTGTTCTCTCACTAATACGTCAACCCGTGGGGAACCTGCCGTGAATCTCTTGAAGCAATTTCCAGACACAACCTGGGCATCGTCGTGGTATGCCAGTTTATTCAAGGAATCGGATATTATCTTGCCGATGTTATCCCAATCAGGAACTTTTGTTGGGTATAGTTCTCCTCTGGCTATCGCCTTCCGTTTTTCCTTTGAGTATGAAGTTGGGATTGCGAAATATGCCACGATTGTCATGTGCAGGGGTACTCCCTTGGGGTACGTTGGATATGGCGGGTTGACGGTTGCGAGAAATTGAGCTTTGACTTTCGCTTCATAGTCCCGCGTCTGTTCTGGTGTCTTGGGGTGGTTGCTGTTCTTGCCCGACCTAGCGCGTTCCTTGCCGCGTATCTCTCCATCGACAGTGAAAGATATTTCTTTATTCATCGTCATCCTTTCCTTAGAACCCTACGAACTCAGGCAGCTTCTCATACTCACGTTCAGTCATGTAAACTGGAGTTATAACTAAGCCGTTGCCGTTGCTATCCACTAGCATGTCGAATACGTTTTTCATGTTTTCGGGCCTGTCAACGTAGCTATTTTCTGGCTCTTTTTCTGGCGATATGCGTATGAACATTTTCTTATCAGGCATCGTCATCCTCCCTGTCGGCTTTGGTGTGCGCCTCAAAAAATCCCTCCGGTCCCTTGACAGGGAGACTTTCTTGAGCGACGAATATATTTGTTAGCCTGCCCCCCCAGTTCCTTCACCCGCGCCCGCAGGTCGCGGATAGTGTGCTTGTCTACGGGTCCGCAAAATCCATTAGGCACGTCAAGGGATTCATGCAGCGTATCGTTTATTTGCACCGGTTCAGAATAGTTCGTTACCCTTCCGCATCTACACTGCATCATTCAGCCCTTTCTTTGGGTTATGTTCTCGCCATAGCTTACGAGCCGTTTCCTTACTTTTGTCTCTCCACGCGGGCCTAAATGGACGGGAAGCCATGCCCTCTTCATGGTAACGCTCACCACACCGCAAACACGTTCCACTGAACCCGTACCACTCCTCAAAAGTCACAACATGGAAGGTTCTTCGTTGGCATGTATCGCAGTCATAAACGCCGATAGATACATCAACTACAGTCGGCGTACACACAATACCCATATTGCCGTCAAGGTTTATCAGTTTGCATGCCATCAGGCAATCCTTTCGCTTCAAGCGGCCCCCCGCAGTACGGGCAATAAGCCATCTTGTTTTCGATTGGCGTACCGGCGTTCAGGCAAAAGGCATTACCGCATCCGGTATCCCAGTGGCCGTCGCCGTCCTCTGTCCATGTGCAGGTTTCGCGGTCACGCATCAGGCGTTCCTCGTTCCTTTCGATCTCGCCTAGCGCCCAAGCGGCCAGCCGCCGCACATCGGCATCCTGATCTTTGAGCGCCTCGGTAAGAGCCAGGACCGCCGTGGCCGACCCGATCTTGCCTAGCGCCCTAGCGGCCAGCCGCCGCACATCGGCATCCTGATCTTTGAGCGCCTCGGTAAGAGCCAGGACCGCCGTGGCCGACCCGATCTCGCCTAGCGCCCAAGCGGCATACCGCCGCACCGTACCATCCTGATCATTGAGCGCCTTGATAAGAGCCGGGACCGCCGTGGCCGACCCGATCTCGCCTAGCGCTTCGGCTGCCAGCCATCGCACATCGCCATATTCATCGCCATATTCATCATTGAGCGCCTTGATAAACCATGCTTCCGCTTTCGGCTGTAGTCCAACGTAATACTCTTTTAATTCACTCCAACACCAATCATCTTCGATTGCCGTTGGATTGCCTCCTAACTCCGCCACCAGCAAACGAGCGAGGGTTGTTGTTAGGCCTTCGCTGCACAAGCAATCACGCGCTGTCTGTTTCATCGTCACATCCTTTTTACTGGCATCAGCAATATGGTCAGGCATCAGCTTGTCCTTTCTTTTCAGCACGGCTTGGTCGCTATTGTATTGTGCTATTATCCCACTCTCATAGGCATTGTAGGCCTCAATTTTGAATCTGTCATTTAGCGCCTCCAGTTCCTTCACCCGTGCTCGCAGCTGCTTTTGCGAATCAGCGCGGATAGCAATTTCTTCTCGTAGTGACTTGATTAGCCTTTGCTGTTCGCATTGCATCGTCATCCTTTCTAAAGTTCGGATGCTGCCCCTTCATGTGTCGCTCAAGATTTTTGAATGAACGGTTGCAGCAGGGGCACATTCCGTTGGCTACGCGATCAAGCTTTTTCCCCCTCTTTGTCGCCACGCCCTTGTGTGCCGCTACCTGCCTTTCCTTTTGCCGGATGATACCATTTGCTCACTGACCTCACCATGTAGCCTGTTGGTTCTATTGCGCTCATTATCGAGTTGGCACTGTAGCTTTTCTTTGTCACTCTCGCCATTAAAATATTGTCGGTGTCCAGCCGGGCAGTAAAATGCGGTGTGGTCACTTCTCTTTCTCCGTTCATAGTCTCTGGTCATCCCGAAGACCATACCACAATTACAGCATTCTAATACATGTAATGTCCCCGTGTAAGTCTGCGTACTCATTTCTCATCCTTTCTTAATCATCCGGCAACGTGGTGTCATTGTCGGCCCCGAACACCTCGCGACCCTCCGCTAGAACATCGGCCAATGAGTTGACATCCTTCATGGTATTAAGAGACTCCAGTTCCTTCACCCGCGCTTTCAGCGTTTCGTTTTCCTTAGTGCATCGCTGGATAAGGAAAGCCAGGTCGCCACTTATGGTGTCGGCCATATCTTTTCGGCGTTGCTTAAACTCGCACAGCACGGTGAGAATGGCAGCCTTCGCTATGAATGCCTCATCGTAGTCAGCCCTAAGATGAACAGTGGGCATATCATCAAAAATTTCTATCAGTTCCTCAATCGTCATGTCAGGCATCAGGCGGTCCTTTCTTTTCTCGCCAGTCCTTTTTCCCAAGATCAATATCGGAAAGTATTATACTCGCAGCGCCTTCGGTACGACTATCCCGAGCTCCTCATAAACCGGAGCATCCTCATGACGCTTAAATGCCAGCGTCTTTCGACTACCTTTGCCGTTTCGCGTCCGGGCTATAAAAACCGAGAGGTCAGCCTTCACTTCCTTTTGCCCGGTGGCTCCAGTGTAGTCCTTGGAACAATAAACAGTTGTCTCAGTTAGGTCATGGGCATCAAGCATAATAGCGCACTGACATAATTTCGCCCACAAGCTGCTGCCCTGTATATCTTCTCCGCTCAAGGGCACTTTTACTTTAGCGCCTGGCCGACTGCGGGTATGCGTCACAACCACCAGGGAACCCCCGTAATGCGCCGTCAACCCAAGCACTTTTCTAATGAAATCATTCTCTGCATCCACAGTAGTCCTACCCTGGAAATCAATCTGTGTGCTAGGGTCAATAAACACCACTCGGTTTTCCTTTAGAGATCCTTCAAGCCACTCTAATACCAGGGTATGCGGTAGACTCTCAACGATTATATTCCCGCTATCATCAATGCGTGGCTTCCGTGGGTTTTCCATCACATGATCGCCAATTAAATTTAGTTCTTTCTGGTGTTTCAATAAGGCATTGCCGCGCTCAAGGTAAAAGTCTTTGTCATCGTCGATTATCCGGTAATCGCCAGCTATTATTGCCAGCATACGCCGGTCCCAATCAATGTGCTGGTCCTCAAGCGGCATATACTGCCACGGATAGCCCGCACGATGCACTAGGAGCGCCATCATCATCACAAAAAAGCTTTTCCCAGTATTGAAGCTGCCGCTGATAATAGTTGTCGTACCGGGACGGAGAGCGCGAGAAAGGTCACTCAGACGCGGCCATGGGAGAGGAATCGTGACGGACGTGCCAGCCGCTTCTTTCACGAATTGGTCTAAGAGCTTATCAGTGTGCTTTGGCTGGTCGCTCATTGCATCTTACCCTCATCCTTAAGACGATTCTCAAGATTCCATATTCTCTCTTCTTCTTCAGGAGTCATTGTTAGGCCGTCATCCTCTGGTTTAGGTGCCGGATTCTTCTTTGCGTCGAACCACACGGAAATCAACTTGCGCTTCCAGTTCTTGACCTTGGCCCCTGATTTATCCGTCCAGTCTCCAGCCCCGTAGTAGTCAAACGCCTTCTGGGCAATGTGACTGAAACCCTTCTCGATGCAATAAGCCTCAAACTCCTTGAACTCTGGTGGGACGAACTTCTTGGGTTTAGATTTGTCTGTTTTCTTTCCGGCCCCCTTACCTAGTTCAGTTCTGTTAGGTTCCAGTTCAGTTACGTTCAGTTCAGTTACGTTCATACGGCGCGAATCGGCGCAATCTGGCGCAGGCAGCCTTGACGGTCTTCTTTTATCGAGCTTCTGATGCTTCTTAAATCCTGTAACCTCTATATATATATGATTGCTACAACTATAGGTGCAAACTAGCGCACATTGGAGCAATTCATCAAGAAGCTTGGTCATGTCGAGTTCTGGGTTTGCCGGAAAAAGTTGGAATTGGACCTCCCGAGGTCTCCATTCCAACCTCCCCTCATCATCTGCCAACATCCACATGCCGATAAATAGCAGCTTGGCCCAAGGGGTCACAGAGACAACCTTTTCATCAATCCAGAAGCTCGGGGAGATCATTCGTTTACGCATGGTCAGCCCCTAGTTTTTCAAACTCAACCACCCACACCCACGGGTTCGCGTCCCAGCCAAAGCGCGGCAGATCCTTTTTCTTGACCGTAGAATCCCAGAGCGGTCGGAAGTGCTCTTCCACAACGTCAACCAATCGGCCACCACAAGCCCCGCAATAACGTACTTGATCTATAACTTGATCGTCTGGACATAGGCAAACGTGTCCCTTGTACGCGCCCTCAGCCACCGCATCCGCTTCGGTTATATTCTGCACCCGTTCCACGCGCACCGCCTTAACCAGCAAGTTGATTCTGCTTGCCCAGCGCGGCATGTGGATTGATGGGCGGCGATACCACCCATTCTTGCGGCACGAAGTCTTTTTTACATCCGCCAAAGCAGCATTATCCTCGACCGCATAATGCACCTCTTCCGTTGTTGGCTGAAATCGCCACTTTTGCTTTCCGGTTTCAGTCTTGCCATTAGTCACCCACAACCCGAAACGAAAACGAGTCTCGCGAACCCACAATTGGCTTCCCGGTTTTCCGTATGGGCAGCGATGAAGTTTTCCAGAATAGTCGACAAACCCAGGACCACACGATAGGCTTGTTCCCGTAAAGTCGTGCCAAATTGGCTGCGGCTTCACAACCCTCCGCGTCTGTGTCTTGCGGCCCTCCAGAATCGCCCGTACCATCTCGCCATTGAATAAAATCGGAAGTTCAGTCATGGATTACTCCTAAAAACAGCCAACCCGGTGCTAACAGTCCACAGAGGTAGACATGAGGCCGGGCGGCTGAGTGTTAAGTTCTGGTCATAGGAGTCCTCTTTCGGAAATTCAGTCCTGGCACTTGCGGCAGATAAGGACACCCTCTTGATCGGACTTGAAGAACGGATCATCGACGAAGATAAGCTTTCCGCACCCTTCGCATGTGCCATATACCTCACGGTCATTGACTGCCGTGATTTGAGCCCCCGCTGGAACATCCTTGTATCCTCGGCACCTTCCCTCAAGCGTATATTCGATCATGGTTTCCTTTCTAGCTGAAGTCAGCGATTGCCGCGTCAATGGCATCGGAAACCGGGCCCAGGCGATTGTCGAGGTTTACCCGCAGAGCATCGTCTTTTATGCCTGGGGCTTCAGTGAGAACCTCTCTTTGAATATGAGTGAGGAATTCGACTATTCTATCCTTGTCCGGTCGCAATTCCTCTTCCCGCTTGGCCGCTATCTCGGCATCAAGCCGATCTATCGCTGCCTTCGCTTTCGCTTCCTTCTCAAGCTGCTCGCGCAGAACCTTGTCAGAAGCCTCTTTCTCAGCCTTCTCCTGCGCGCCCCTGAGCTTCTTCGCGGCCTCCTTGATCGTGGCCTCTTGGGCATTCAATCGTTTTTGAGTGTCCGCCTGGCGCTTCTCGTTGGCCTCCTGCTCCCGCTGCTTGTCCTCGAAAGCCGTGCGTTCCTCAAGGGCAGAGGTTAAGGTGTTACGTACAGACTTAATAGCTTCCGTTGCCGCGATAGTGAATTCCTGAAAGAACGATTCTTTAACCTCAAGGCCGTTCAGATAATTCAGCCTTTCCGTGATCTCTTCGGCACTGGCGGTCAGCTTCATCTCAGCAGTTGCGCGAATAGCCGCGATCTCCTTGTGGATATCCTCAACCCGCTCGGCCTCGATCCGTTCCGCCTCCTGTTCCTTCTCGTCAACCTCTGCCTTGGTGGCCTTCAGGGGTTCCTCGACCTCCAGAATCAAGGCGGTAATGCGCTTGGCCTCTGTGTCCACCTTCTTGCCCCAGACCAGGGCATCAGCCTTCAACTCCTTGCGCTTCTTCTCGACGGTTGTTCGGAGCTTACGCACTGACGAGATTGCACGGGACACGGCAGCATACGATTGCTTGTCAACAATGACCATGCCCGCGCACTTCTCTTTCATCTTCGCAATTTCTGCATCAGTGACGCTGTATTGCACAAGTTCTGCCGTCATTGCCTTCTCCTTTCAAAAAAAAGACTGTGCTGGGTGGCCGGAATCGAACTGGCATCTACCCGCGCTTAGGATTATAAGCCCCAACTCACGGATCGCATGTCCACCTTAACTCGACGTCAAGCCAGTGCGCTCATGCTGCCGCCAGCACAGTCAAACTCCAAAACAGCCCCGGCAACTTCCGCTACAAGCGGCGCTTGACAGCTAGGCCTTATTCGCTGCCAGGGCTGAAAGAATTACAGTTCGTCGCCTGCCGGTGGCGGTGGCGTATCATCCGAACGGCCCGGCGGCGTGAGATTCTGGATAATATCGTCGTATTCGTCGCGCTCCGTGCCGTTCGGCTTAATGTGCTTCCAGATGACAAACGCCTGCTTGTCACTCAGTTTCTTGGCACTGCGCTTACCCTTGACAAGCTCCCCCTTCTCGTTCTCCCAAGAAGTAACTTGCTCCAGAATGCTCGCGGCAATTTCCTTGTCGCCACCGCAGTCAGCAAGGATCTGTTTGCCGATGTTCTCCTTGGCTACCTTGGCCTTTTCATTTTCCTCGGCCCCGGTGCTTTCGGAACTGTTCTTGCTGGTTTTGTACTCAATAGTGTCAGCCTTGTTCTGGTCGAAGCCAAGACGCTTGAAGTCATCCCAATTGTAGCCGTTCAGGCCGAACAGATGGCGAATGCAAGCTCCGCGCCAGTTTGCCCATGCCTTCTTCCTGACCTCGATCTTGAGTTGCGTGGTAGTTTGAGGGCGGCCCTTGAAGAACTTATCGGCGCTGTTGCAGCCACCAGTAACCATAATGGATTGACCCATCCAAGATGCCTCACCCTCGATGATTACCTCATACAGACGTACCCCGCTGTCGGGGTCATCTTCCCACCCAGACAGCATTTCCGGCTTGCTATAGGATACACCAGCAGCGCGAGCAATCTTTTGGGCTCCTGAATCACTGACGTATGGCTTGCCCCCGAAATCCATGATGTCTTTCTCAGTGCAGACCTTCAGCAGCGTCGGCACAATTCGCTTGATCGCATCAGTCCTCAATTCAAGCGCCTGGGTGAACTCCTTGATCTTCGCCAGTTCGTTGCTTACCTCTGGCTGTACCACTACCGATGTTTCCGTTGGGACTACTTCTTCATCTTCACTCATTTTTCAACTCCTCCATTTTCCGCCAACGATCTTTCCAGTTCTTCCGTTTTCCGTTATACATCCAGCCGCCAATTACGGCTTTCGCGGTCTTTGTTTTCTCCAGCTGCGCCTTCAGTTCCTTCTTGAAGATTTCGTATTGCCACGCATCCAAACTTAGCAACTGCATCCTCTCAACCCTGGCGATCAGTTCCTCGTCAACCACGATCTCCATGGGCTCCCGGCTGATCGGCGGCACACAGATATGGAAGAACCCGCAGCCTTCGCAGTAGTCAGGATCTTCAGTGTAGAAGTCAGGATATGTCTCGTCCTCAACATGCTTGTTTATCCGCTCACAGCGCTTCAAAGTCTCTTCCGCCAGGCAGAAGTCCAGTTCCCAATCAATCTCTTTGGGGCGCCCATTGTGCTTGTTTATCAGTACCCATACGCCACGCGGAATCTCCATGCCGAGGCAATAGATGTTGAGTTGCGGCGCGTAATTCACGCTCCAGAAATACTTGTTGAAGTCCTCTGCCGTGTGCGTCGATTCCCAGAGATGGGAAGCCATGGTCTTAACTTCTAGGACCGCCGTGATTTCACCATTGCTTATCACGCCGTCAACATGACCGTTGCAGAGAAGCTTGTTCTTGGCGCGGTAGGTGAATTGCTCTTCTTGGCGTAAGACTTCATATCCAGCATCGACCAGCAATCGCCTGACCGGCTCTTCCCATACCCGTCCGGCATTGAAGGTGTATTGCAAGCCGACATCGTGAGGCTTCTTGTGTTCCCAATGCGTCCTTGCGTAGACCAGCTTTCTTTCGCACAAATCGCCTATGGCGGACGCCCGGTTGGCATGGCAAGGGAAGTTCTTGATTTCCTTACGCATGACCTTATCACAAGCTTCAGGGATATTAAACATCATCGGCTGTCTCCGGGGCAAAGCGGTAGTTATGGAGAGGCAAGAGTAAAGACCGCATCATAACGCAGTCAACCAGTTCGCAGGGTTCTAAGATGTGAGTGTCCCAGGCAAGGCAACCTTTATCCAATACATCTACCGCTCTCTTCCCTTGAGCCTCCACCAACGCAAGCGCCAACTTCTTGCGGCCCTCCTCGGTGTTGCCGAATTCCTGCTCCCAGGTGGGCGTGAGGGTGAGGTGATCTTCGGAATAATCACCCCAATAACCTCCCTTGATAAAAGTAAGACGGTAGGTGTCATTATTGTGTACGGGGACAATATCTATAAAAGCCCAGCCAGGTACACCGTCACCATCTGGTATAGCAAACACTGTCTCCCCCACCTTGTACTTCGGCGCTGGCTTCGGCTCGGGTTTCGGCGGGGGCGCGAGTTCAGATATCTTTTCGATAGTGAAAGCGAACGGAAAAGTGATCCAGATTTCATGCTCAAGGCCACATTCGCATTTGAATTTTCCCTGTGATTGTTTCGTTGCCTTCTCCTTTCAAAAAAAAGACTGTGCTGGGCCGGATTCAAACCGACGGACCCCAGATGGCATATTTAGGTCAGGGCTTCGCTCGTCTCAATCTGGACGTGCCATTACCCTACGCTTTCACGCCGCCAGCACAGTCAAAAGATTTCTTCTCGTCTCAGTCGTAATGCTCTTCCAGTAGATTTTCCGGCGTATTCTCCACACCCTCAACAGTCACGAACCCATCGAGAGCAAACAATGTCTTCGGGGAAATCTCAACGTCCGCAGGGATCTCCACCGGCTCTGTCTTGACCTCGATATCCGTTGCCATCAACTCCATGAACGCCTTGACGTACTTCGGGAACTTCTCTTTCATGTCCGGGTGAATCTCGAATTGACCTACCTCGTTCGTCTCCCCGTGTTCCTTAATCAGCTTGTCCCGCTGCTCCATAACCAATGCCAGTTCGTCACCAAGAGCCTTGGCAAGACGCGCCAGCTTGATCGAGATTGCAGCTTTAAGCGCCGGGATCTCCATCAACGCCGGTAACGCTTCCTTCATGTTGAAAATCTGTTCTGCCTTGACCTTCATTTCTTTCTCCTTTCAAAAAAGACTCCGACGGACCGGAATCGAACCGGCACAAGGAAACCGCCATTAAGAGGAGTCGAATCCCATGTGCGCCCCAACCAGAGCGCCGCCGGAGTCAAAAGATTATTTGTCCTCAAGTTCATCTGCGGTTTCGCGCAGCAACTCCATAAGTGATATCTTAACCCTGGAGACCTTGTTTCTTACTAAGTCTGAGAATTCTTCGTCACCGAGTTTAAGATCATCTTCTGCCAGTTGAAAATGAACGCAGAGGGGAAAGTTCGCAATGATAACATGATCTCCGATTCTCTTGTTTTCCGTTGGAATTATCTTATGGTGTACTTCGGCGAATTCCGGCAACATTTCCCTGATCTTGAGCAGTTCCTTTTCTATCAAATCCCTCTTTTCAGATTCACTTCTCTCCATAATTACATCCTTAAAAAAACCCCTCCTGCGCCGACTGCCAAGCCGCCAAGAGGGGTAAACAGCATGCGCCGAATTCGAGCGGGTGCCGTTTGGGGAAAATCAAAGGGGCGGCAGTCTTATTAGACAGCAACAGAATACACTGGCATTTCTTCTTCGTCAAATGAAAATTCAGAAAAAGTTGAAAAAAAGATTATTTGTCTTTCAGCCACCTCCGCAATCTACCAAGCCTTCTGCGGAAAGGGGCTACTCGACTTCTCGAATAAGTGCGGCTTGCCTTCTTGCGGCGACTCTTCCAGTATTTTCTAAAGGCAGCATTGGCGGCTTCGGGAGTGATTCCTTCTAAAGCCTCCCGTGCCTTGATTTGAGCCTTCAGATTTTTGCCAGTGAGTGCATATACCATACGCCCAGCATGCAGTTGCTTTGCTTCGTCAACCGCCTTCAATGACTCGGCCTCCAAGTGACTAGAATACGCTAAAGGCCCATCATCCCATTTTATACGCTTCATGTCTCTTAGCAGTATTTTAGCTCGTTCAGGCCCGGTAGCAGCCAAGTATTCTGTTCTTGGCCCATATGTGCCTACGCTCTGACCGAGCAACGCCAACACGGACACTGCTGTCCCCTTGGGGATTCCCTGCGCTACCATTGAATCCCTGACTTCACGTGTCGACATAGGCACGAATAATCCACCGATCAGTGAGGCTGGAGTCTTCTTTTCACCCACTACGTTCTTAAACTTACTTAGTGACGTTACGACGGCTCCTGGAATTGGAGCCAACTTGGTGCGGAGAAACCTGAGACCAATAGTTCCCCTTGTGTCACCCTTAAACCCACTGCCATCCAGCTTCTTTATTTCACCAGTGACGGAGCTTTTGGTTTCACCAGTGTAAAGGCGGGTAGCCAGAACGATTGCCTGTGATAAACCAAACAGCGGATCAATTCGCGTTTCGCCAATCTTGATTTTCATAAAATCAGAAGATCTGGGGTCAAATTCTATTGTCGGCCAATCGTCATCATCTGCCCACAGTGAAAACACAGCCATGAGTGTACCAAGCCAAATAGCCGTACCCGCGAATGACCTGGCATATTCAGCCGCAATAGCCTTCTTCACCCTCATACTGGTCTTCATAAATGGAAGTATGGCCGGTGTGGCAAGGTACTGGAATCGTGACAATACATATCGCGGCGCGAAAAACACAAGATTCATGTTTGCCACCGCCTCAAGTAGATTGCTTGGGTGTGCTATCCCCTCGCCGGGAGCCTTAAAGCTGGCCCTACCCGTAGCCATATTAACAAAATTGGCAATTACCTTCCCTTCGTCAAGCGTAACGCGGCCACCCTTTCCGATATTGGCTACCATTAACTTGAATAGGCCGAATCTGAGGTTATTTAAGAATGTGATGAAAGCGCGGCCACTGGCAGCCACGATGGGAACCTTTCTTGCCACCCTTCCCTGAAACGCCTCCTCCTGATTGACGAGTACCCCGTCACTTTCAGTGATTGATAGCCCCACCGTTTCCGCAAACTGGCCCAGCGGATGGTTGCGTATCTCTTCTGCTGAATCAAACTCAGCTTGTTTACTTACTAAGGCTTGCAGCATTTTCTTAGAAGCCTCTGCGGCCAATTTAGGATGCCCGGCAGCCACCACGCCTCCCTGTCGAAATGCTGATAAGTCCGCAGATGTCATTATGGCGCGAGATAAATGCGCTGTCTCTCGCATGGCATCATACGCTTTTTCTCCTGGACTCAAATTAGCAAATTTGTAATCAGCTAATTTTCCGTGGAAATCAGACTTAATAAGCTCCAACTGACGCTTCAGTTTCCGTTCGGATTTTGATAGCTCACGCGGCTCCTTCTTCTTCGGAGCAAAGTCTTCCTCTGCAATCCGCGTCTGATAATCAGCGATACGGCGACGGAGATTTGCCTCATAATTGCGACGGTTCCTTTCCTCCACTGACATCTTTGGGTTTGCCGCTGCGCGAAGTGCTTCTCTCTGAGCGCGAAGGGCATCAAGTCTTGCCCGCTTGGCATCCAACTCTGGCGTGGACAACTTCGGTGGCTGCTTGCGGGGCGCAATATCGCCTTCCCCCAACCGCTGCTCAAGGTCGGCAATCGCACGATCCAGCGCATTGCTGGCAGCGGCGATTTTCTGTTCTTGTGTTGCTTCCCTGGCCGGGAACATCTGACGATGAAATTCCATCAACGCATCCCGCTCGGCCCGCAAGGCCGTCAGTTCGCTATCAGGCTTGACGCCCTTGCGTTCACGGACGATACGTTCTTTATTCTCGATCTCCCATGTTAAGTCAGCAATCCGGTTGCGCGTAGTAGTCTTTGCGGTTTCAAGTGCCGACTTCAACTGAGCCTCGGGGTTGGTTGTATCAAAGCCGCCACGCTTCTTCGCCTCATTCACCAACTGAATCAATCTGCGTTCTTCGTTAGTCGGTGTTCTGCGCTCTTGCCCAGTCTTCTTCGGCGCTTGCCCGGACTCCATATCTTCCAACTTGCCAAGCTGCTGTAATTGTCCATTTATGTCACGAATGACCTGAGCTATTTCATCCTTCGATAATGGAGAAAACTTCCCATATCCACTCATGGCGTCCATCGCCTCTTGCCGAGTTAGCTCAGGGACCGACTCCTGCAATGCCTCATGGACGGCATCAACAATCTGGTCTCGGTCGCGCATACCCTCCTCAACTAGTTGGCGCTGAATTATTCGCGCCTCGCGGGCTATTCCCCTGCTGTCTCCCGCCTCTAACACCTCTGGTCGCACCCCACCCCATATTGCCCCCAAGTGGGGCTTAATTTTATTGCCAAGATCAGTAACCATCCACCTAGACCACTCAGCAAATGTGCGGGCTCCAGCCTCCACATGGAAGCCACCAATGATGGCCGCGTCTTTGGCTAACCTGGGGTCTAGGCCAGCACTAAGAGTACCCATAGACTTACGAAGGCGATCTCTGGCAGAGTTGTAAGAGCTTTTAGTGAATACTGTATTGTTCTCACCGCGAACCTTAGCCTTGCCCTTACGTTGCGGCTTGCGCTTCTTTGCCGCCTTGATATCAGCATCAAGTTGAGCCTTCAGCTTGGCATCACGCTCTAGGGTTTCGACCTTGCCTGATTCATCAGCCAGTAGCGTTTCAAGGGCTTTTATCTTCTTCGCTAGTCCAGCTATTGCACTGTGCTGTTCAGTCGATAGTGCTTTTCCGGTGTTTGCAACTCGCGCCTTACGCACCATGCCAGCCAGCGAGAAATCTTTGGCTAACGAAATCTGGAGGGCGACACCTGCTCTCCCCCACTCTCGGCGAGCAGATGATTGCGCGGCGTCCTCAATCTTGGCAAGGATCGCCATCTGCCCCGTGGCTGCTGTTTGTGCAACAGCCGTGCGCGTAGCATCGCCGGAATCAGCCGCATCAGATAAATTATTAGATAGGGTTTCAAACTGGTTGCTGGCATTACGGTAATGTATCTGCAGGAGGGCGACTTCCCGGGCACTCAGAATGCGTGAGGAGTCTGTTAATTCGTTGACTAACCTTTCCCCAGCCGAGGAATCAGAGGACAGCGTATCGCTTGCCTCATTTAGCCATTGCTGCTGACTCTCCGGGTCTACACCCTCAAGCTCCCCGGCCTCACGAAGTCGGCGAAGTTCATTGACAACTTCGTTTTTAATGCTGGTAATAGGTATGTCCTGCTGCTTGTCAATGGCAGATTGCTCATTCTTAGCCTGCACATTATCCCATATCTCCTGGAGGTGAGGTTTGACGGCATCGCCAACATCAGAGATCATGTTCTTGGACCATGCGGCGAAGGTTCTGGCTCCAGCTTCGATGTGGAATGCCCCAATAATGGATAATTCTTTAACCATACGGGGGTCTAGGCCAGATTTGAACTCACCGCCCAGATCTTTGAGCCGTGCCCGCGCTTCGTTATGCGCTGACTTTGTAACTATAGTATTGCTTTCACCATAAGTCTTCTCTTTCGCCTCAGATGCCATGATATCTTTGATTTTCTTCCCCGCCTTTTGAATGTACTTCCTGTCACCTATTTTGCTAACGGCTGACGGAGACATGCCTAACTCTTTGGCTATTTTCGCGTATGATTTGCCCTCGCTTATCCCTTGAAGAATTTTCCGGGCATTCTCGTTTTTGATACCGGCAACCACACCTTCGATTTCCTTCTGCTGCTCCGTGGTGGCTTCCTCAGAGACAACGGGCGGGGCTTCCTTCTCCGCAATCGCCTCGATCTCTTCTCCGACCGCGACTTCCTTTCCGGCCATGAATTTATTGGTCCACTTCAGGATTTGACGCCTTGCGGTTTCCCTCATAAACGCATCACGATCCCCGCTTTTGGGATCATGCTTCTGGCCAGCAAGCAAAGCTTCTGTGGTGGCAGTGGTTACGGCATCATCTAGGTTTCCCTTACTGAGTCCGCGCTCTCCTGCAAATTTCTTGGCAAAGCTTTCAATTTTGGCATATTGGGCCTCAGAATCATCGGCCTCTTTTTTCGCATCCGTCTTCTTCTTCACCTTGGTCTTCTTCGGGAGGGTATATTCAGCGTCCTCTCTCTTGGCGGCAATGGCCTTCCGAAGATTATCGTTGGTTAGCGCCGTTATCTGGTTTTTTGTGCCGAGTTTCAGGCGGGTTGCCTCTTTAACCAGCGCCCCTCTTTTGGCTGGTTTTACTGACGGCGCGACCTCCAAGCCCTCAGATTTCAGTATTTTGTTGATTATATCCGAACCAATATCCCCTTGTCTGACATCAACGCCAGCGGCTCGGGCACGGTCAAACAATTCTTGTCGGGGGAGTGCTTCTAGGGATTCGGCTGTAACTCTTGGGCCAGTTTCGCTTGTTCCAATATCAGTTTCCGCAACCGCTCGTCCCTCTTCTTCGACTTTGGAAGCTTTCTGATCTTCTCGATCAAGAGGTCTTGTTTCAGAAATTCCTTCTGAATCGCGCTGGACTTCCGTTTCTCCACCATATTTGGTCCTTTCACTTGCATAATACTCCATGGCTTTGTCCATATCGCCTGTTTTTTCCAGGACATCCGCGAAACCATTAAGTATCACAGTCAACTTTTTGCCGTTATCTTCAATGCTACCAAGCTCTTGCGCTGATAAATCATCGCTGTCAATGCGGTCAAATTCAGCGGTAAGTTTTTCGGCTCCCTCAACTCCAAGGACGTCTTCTTGCGCCTTCGCCCTTTCCCGCCAACGCTGTTTGCGAACCTCGTCAGCCTCCTTTTCCGCCTGATCGGACTTGATGGGAGCCTCAACCTTGGTCTCTGGGGCGGCGCTGGGGGCCGCTTCCTGCCCCGCTACTGGCTTCTGGGCCTCCGGGGGTGCCTCAGCTACCTTTTCCGCTTCAGGAGCGATTACGGGGGCCTGGGGTGGCGGTTTAACCCCTTCTGGAGCCTCATGTGTGGGTTCTGGTGCCACGTCTCCCGGCTCCGCCAATTTGGTTGCAACGGCCCGCGCACCCCCTGACACCCCACCAACAAGCAAAGTCTGCAAAATAACGTCCAGGGCGCCCTCTTTCAATGCCTCTGGGGAGAGGGCATTTGGATCCACGCCTGAATAATAGCTGTTTACGTTGTCCATCAACTCGATCAACAGTTCTTCCGGCAGTTCTGCCAGGGTAGTAATGCCGATCTGCTTGAGCGCTGATTTAGCGACTGCCTTGCCAGCTATTGCCGACTCAACGCCGCCAAGACCGATTTTGTTGAATCCGGCTGTTATCAACCCCTCGATGGCGGTTGCACGGGCTGCATACAGGTACAGGTTTTTCCCCTCTAGGCCCGCGTCCTTGCCCTCAGTGAGCGCTTGGTTGCCACGAATAGCGGCTTGACCGCTTATTACAAAAGCTGTCCCGAATGGAGCGGCTGCTACAGCCGGGAGGATTGACCTACCAGCGCCACGAAATGCCCGCTGCATCCTTTTTCCTAAAAAGTCGTCGGGCCTAACACTGCCTTCGGCCATGGCCTCAAGTTTGTTTGTAAACCTATTGAACTCATCGGGCAAATCTTTCGAGATGGTTGGGTCTGGGACTATGCGGGCGAGTAGCGAAGCGATATCTCCACCAGCCTCCACCGCTGAGACAAAGAAATTACGCAACCACTCATTGCTTGATAACCTTTTTGATTGTTTCTCAAAGGCAGCGATACTTTCGCCTTTGGCCTTGCCTAGCCTATGGTACATGGTCTGAAATATATTCTCCCATCCGGCAGGAACATTTGTTTGATTGTAAATCTCGTTAAGGGTAAAAAGTCTTTCTTTTACACTTAAATTCGGGTCATCTCTTACTCTGATGTATTCCTGTATTTGGGGGTCATCAGGATTACTCCTTAGCTTCTCAGTGAATATTGCCTCTCGCAACGCCTGCATCCCCTGCTCTATGTTTTTCCCGCCAGCTACGGATTCTTGTGCTACAGCAACAAGGGTACGCATCCTCTCGGCATCTGGACCGTATTGAGCGACAACTTCAGCGCCGATCTTTGTAAACTCCTTATCATTAGGGTCAGCCTTGAAGCGCTTCGCGTAATCGCGGAGATATTCTACCGCTCCCTGGTCGCCATCCTGTGAGCGCCTGAAAAGATGATTTAGGGCAGCACTACGGTTAGCGGTATTGCTCTCGACATCAACCTGCGCTCTTTGGGATATAGCTTGCTCATCGGTTGATAATGTGCTAGAAAGATCCTTTATTCTGGCCGCTATTGCCTTCCGCTCCGGCCCTTTCATATTCGGCAGACCGGCTTTTAACCAATCCTTCCGACTCGGATCTTTCCTGATGACTAGCGTTGCCGCTTCCTCTGGATTACTGGTTATCCACCCGCGCAAGCCTTCATCGGTTTGTAACCGCTCGCGCTGAACATCGCGGTCAGGGCGAACCTCTTGCTGCTCAGGCCCACTCGGGACGCCTTCGCCGTAATCTGTGAACTGCTGCGCCCACTCAAAGTTACTCAATTTCTCCGGCTGCTCTTTTGGAGCCACCGCCTGCTCTTGAGGCTCGGCAATAAACTGCTGCGCCCACTCAAAGTTACTTAGGCGTCGCGGTTCATCTTCAGAGACTTGGTTGGTTGCCGTCATTTAATATTTCCTTAATATCTCCTGGAGATCATCTGGTATCCTGTTAGCACCCACGATATCATCAAACACACTAAGGGTAGAGGGACCGCTACGCACACCGGAGCCATATTTCTTCTTCTTTATTTTTGCCTCCAGCGCTTTTCGCAACACCCCTATTGCGGCGTTATTTTCTGGAGTATTCTCTTGCTGTCCAAGCTTGGCAGCTAATACCGCCATTTCCTTAGTATCCCCCTTCTTCACCGCCGCCTTCGCCGCTCCAGAATAATCACCCTTCTTTACCTTGCTCTGTGTTTTCGGCGGAAGGGTATGCTTGGTTCCGTCAGGACCGATAATGTAGCCCTGGCTTGGTGCAGCCTGTTCGACCGGCGCTGGCTTGGGCGGAAGGTCAACGGTTCCGGTTCTGGGTGGAGGCCACTGTTCTCTCGGCAAATCTGGCGCCGGTCCCAACGGGAAGCCATCTGGTCCCACCTGGAAGTCTCCTGACGACGCTGGAGGAGGTCCACTGGGTATTCGCTGTTGTGGTGTCGCGGGCCGCGA